CTCTATGTCATGAGCATCATTTAAGATTACACTCTATCTACGGTAAAAGACCGAAATTAATAACAGCAAAGAAACAAGTAAGATGGGTGGGAATACAGAGAGATAAACATGGCATGGTATGATCGATTGATTGGTAGAACAGCTACCGTAACACAAATAGATGATGAGGAGAAGAATAATCCTTCTCAGTATCTTATTGCCCGTGATGAGGGCTTTGATATTGGATCTCGTGAAGTTGTAACTAATTATAGAAATGCTTACGAACAATTAGAGGTTGTAAACCGCGCGGTTAACATGATAGTGGACGACGTTGCGGACATACCTTTTGATGTAGGTGACCAGATACAGGGAATGGAGAATGTTATTAAGAATATTCGAAAATCAAGAGTCGAATTACTACTTAATAAACAACCAAACCCTTTTCAAGATGTAAATGCTTTTTGGCGAAATTTAATCATTGATTTACTAATAGATGGTAATATCTTTGTTTATTTCGATGGAGCGTACTTATATCATCTACCGGCGGAGCATGTTACGATAGAAACTGATGAAAAACAGTATATTAATAAATTTACTTATGATCATAGTATCGACTATTCTCCAAAAGAGGTTATTCATATAAAGGAAAATAGTTTCAACTCTATTTATAGAGGAGTTCCTAGATTAAAACCAGCATGGAGAACCATGCAGTTACTAGGCTCAATGAGACGATTTCAAGATAACTTTTTTAAGAATGGAGCAGTGCCCGGATTAGTACTTAAGTCACCTAATACTCTTTCAGAGAAAATTAAAGAAAGAATGTTACAGGCTTGGGTTGCTAGATATAATCCACAATCTGGAGGTCGTAGACCTCTATTTTTAGACGGTGGATTAGAAGTTGAAAATTTGACGGAAGTCAATTTTAAGGATTTAGACTTTCAAGAGGGCATTAAGTCCAACGAAAAAATAATCCTAGAAGCGATGGGCATACCGCCTATCTTATTGGACGGTGGTAATAATGCGAATATTCGACCTAATCACCGACTATATTATTTAGAAACCATACTTCCTATTGTAAGAAAAATAGGATATGCTTTCGAGAGGTTCTTCGGTTTTAAACTAGATGAAGATGTTTCAGGAGTTCCTGCTCTTCAACCAGAACTACGCGATCAGGCCGCTTATTATGCATCACTTGTGAATACGGGAATATTAACACCGAACGAAGCAAGGGAGGCACTTAGGTTTGAAAAGATTGACGGATTCGATACACCGCGAGTTCCTGCAAATATTGCAGGTTCAGCCGCGAATCCAGAGGAAGGTGGGAGACCAGAGGAAAACTCACCCATTGAGGAAGAATTATGACAAAAAATATGATGCTAAAGGCTTTATCAGAATTTGTCGCCAGCAAAGGTGTTGAACATATGACACTAGCGGAATACAAGGCAGTAGGAAATGAAGTTCCTGTGAGAGACTATCTACTTCGTAGAAAGTTTGGCTCATGGAACAGAGTTATGGCTGCTGCAAAATTTCGTTATCCTATTGTAGCTCCTGCGCCTGCGCCTGCCCCAAAAGCAGCGCCTAAGGCTAAGGTAGTAAAAAAGGAGGCTTAGGTTATGTCTGAGAAGATTTTTCATTGGACTAATACGTTCAAAACACTAGGCGAAGCTGATGATGGTGGACTTGATATCAAAGGATCAGCAAGTACCAACTCATTAGACAGAGCTGGAGACATAATTGAATCAAGTGCTTGGACAAAAGGTGGATTAGATAATTATAAGAATAATCCAATCCTTTTATTCAATCACGATTATGATCGACCTATTGGTCGTACAAAAGAATTAGAGGTCAGCAATGATGGCTTAGAAATTACCGCAAGGGTATCTAAGGCAGCTGGCGAAATTAAAGATCTTATTAAAGACGGTGTCCTTGGAGCTTTTTCTGTTGGTTTCAAAGTCAAGGATGCTGATTACATTAATGAAACTGACGGATATAAGATAAAGGACGCTGAACTGTTCGAAGTGTCTGTTGTATCGGTTCCTTGTAACCAGAATGCAGTCTTCTCTATTGCCAAATCATTTGACAGTATGGAGGAGTACAACACGTTCAAAAAAGACTTTATTAAGGCTAATTCATTCGACACTAATGTCGAGAATGAACAGCCAAGCGAGGCGAGAGCCGACAAAACGGAGACTAAAATGTCAGAAGATACAAAAACTCCTGAATCTAGCCCTGAGTTCGACCTTGAGACATACGCAAAGCTAGCTGCTGAAAAAGCAGTTGCAGCTTACGCTATGAAACAAGCTGAGCAAAAAGCAGCAGACGAAAAAGTAGAAGCAGAAGAAGCCCAAAAAGCTATTGATGCAGAAGCCGAACAGACAGCCGCTAAAGACGCTAGAGTAGAGGAGCAGAAATCTATTGTTACAGCCGTAACGACTGGAGCAGCTGAACTAGTCAAGGATATCGAAGAGCGCGTAAATGTTAAGCATGAAGATCTAGAAACTGTAGTTAAAGAACTTCAACAAGAGCTTGCAGAACGTTCAGAAGAAATTATGAACATGCGCGAATCTAAGAGAATTTTCCAAGACAGACGCGGAGAAGGCGATTGGCGTAAAGCTTTTGCTGAAGACGTGACTGACGCGAAAATCCTAGGTCTAGCGACTGGCAGAGGTTATGAAACTAAATATGCCAAATCTGTATTTGAAAAAATTAACGCCCATTCAGGTGTTGGTGTTTCGAGTGCTGATTTCGAGCAAACCGTGTCTACGAATATCGAACGAGATATTCAGAACGCACTAGTTTTGGCACCTCTATTTAGAGAGATCCCGCTGACTGCAGCAAATATGATAATCCCTATCCTACCAGATAGTGGTTATGCAGAATTTACTGTTAATCAGGCAGCGACTGGATCATCTCCACATGGTAACCTAGCACAGACCGGTGATACTTATGGATCACCTTTCGGTGGAGTAGACCTAACAGAGAAAACTCTCTCAACCAAAAAATTGATTTCACAATCATACTTGGGTAATGAAACAGAAGAAGATGCAATTTTGCCTATTCTTCCGCTAATTAGAGAGTCAATCGTTAGATCACATGCTAAAGGTATGGAGAATGCTGTCCTATTAGGAAATCACTCAACTGGTGTTTATACATCAGGAACGTTTGATGGACTAGTGACGATGGCATCTGCAGACAGCGACCAAACGCAATCAACTACAGCGGTTGCGACTGATACTGTTACTGCAGCAGAACTCTTAAGTTTGAGAAAAAATATGGGTAAATACGGCGTTAATCCTAACGACGTTGTTTACATCGTATCTCAAGCGGTATACTTCCAACTATTGGAAGATGCTGAGTTCCAAGATGCTAACTTAGTAGGTGATATGGCAACTAAACTTAATGGTGAAATTGGACAGGTATACGGATCAAAGATTTTGATGTGTGATGAATTCCCTGCTCAAGCAGCCAACGGTTATGGAGCTATAGCAGTTTATGCTAGAAACTATGTGATGCCTAGACTACGTGGTGTGACTTTAGAGTCAGATTACGAAGTGGCTAACCAGCGCAGAGTACTTGTTGCTTCACAAAGAATTGGATTCGACGATTTAATCGCGGGTGCAACTTCCAAGTGGGCTTACAAATACAAAGCTAGCTAATAGTTAAGATTTTGTGGTGGGGGGTAACCCCCACTACAATATTTTTAAGAAGATTAATTATGGCAGATTTGATAACAGTTTATGAATATAAAGACGCTGAGGGTATACGAGGCGAAACGGAAGACGATCGTCTAGGAGTAATTGTCCCTCAAGTTAGTGATCTTGTAAAAAAGTATTGCGGAACGACATTTGTAGACTATTTTTCTACTGATAAAGTAGAAACTTTTTCAATAACTGATTTATTTACTACTACTATCATTTTAAGTGAAAGTCCAGTAACAGTTATTGACAAAGTTGAAGAAAGAACAGCATACTCAGAAGCTTATCTTGAGTTAACTACTGGTAATTACGAGTATTACTTTGATAGCGATGCAGATGCTGTAATTAGAACTACCAAGAATGGCCAAAAGTCAAATTGGGCGAAAGGTATGGGAGCAGTAAGAATTACTTATAATTCTGGATATGCAAGCACACCAAAAGATTTACAATTAGCAATATACGATTTAGTTACTTACTATATGAAAGATGAACATAAAGAAAGAAGAACTCTCGGGGGAGCTAGTATATCAAATCCAGGAACTTCAGGAGTTAGAAATAACACAGACTTTCCAGATCACATCAAAAGAGTACTAGATTTACATAGAGTTGTAATATGATACAAGATGTAATGCAATGGTTTCGAAGTGAACTAGCTATTGAGAATAGGAAAAATAGAGGCTGGTTTGATGCAAACTTAGGACATGATGTTAGGCTTAGAGAAGCCTTAATTTTAAAGATTTTAATACCTGATTTAGCAAATGCATATACAAGTTATAATGAAGAAGCGTATGCTGAAAATAATAAGATATACACTGAGCTTTTTAAGAACAAAGGCTTAGATGAGTTTGATATGCCTGCAAGTCCTAGTTATCATCCTTTCTTACTTGGGCGACTTACAGGAAGAAACTTAGAAGATGCAATGTGGGCAGATGCTAAGTTTATGACTACTGTGAAAGAAATGCTACAAAGAAAGATGTTAAGTGTAGAGTACATGAAGAAGTTTATGAGAGCAGCGAGTCCGACGGATCATAACGCTATGTTGGCTTTAGATCCAAACTACATAAAAAAACAGACTGCTATGGGAATGATATTTAAATTACAAAAAGGATATTTTTCTAAGAAAGCAACTTTACCCTCAGGTCTCAAAGGATATCAGGGTTGGGTAAATA